GTGCTAGATAAGCTAAGCTCTCATGATCCCGATCGAACTGGCTCAGACATTCGGATTTCACTCAAGGGGCAGATCATCAAGAAGGATGAGAAGCGAGATAAGAAGGAAGCCATACCAGGCCAACTAATTCATGAGTATGACATAAAGCAAACTCTTGGTGATGGCCCGTTCGCTTTGTTCCTTGAGGACGAGATAATATCAGCGTTTCCGAGCAATTTCCTCTTTTATCGCCGGATGAACCCTGAGGAGTTTATCGCTGCGTATTCGAAGACGTGGCGTGTGGGCAACGGTGTGCACACTTCCGATGTTACGCGCTGGGACGTAGGTTGTGACGCCGGGGTGTTGAACTTCGATTTACATGTCATGATGAGATCAGGTTTTCCCGGCTGGTACATGGCTGAGTATGCTGAACGACGCTTGAATGCAAGAAGCCAGCATGGCCCTATGGGCACGATGCAGAACTCCGGTGACCGGTACACTTGGGCGCTGAACAGCTTAAGGCGTGCGGTTGTCGCCTCTTTAATCAATCATGTCACCGTTGAGGATACTGTCGCCATTAATGGTGACGATGAAGCAATTGATCGCTACTGTGATTCTGATGAGTTTCCGGATTCTCCTTGGGAGTTTAAGAACTTGAACGGCGTTGTTGGAGAGTTCAGCGGTTTTACCCTAGGTGGTGCCATACCGGAGTATTCCGCCCGTGGCATTCAGTATAGGACCATGATCCTTGAGTCCAGGGATCCCACCGCCCAGAATAAGTGGCTTAATTACCTTGGGCTCCTCAAGCATGCGGACCATTCTACAGTTGAGGCCATGGATGTCGCTTCCTCTGCTTACGCTCACATGCATCCGGATTTGTTCCGTGAGGCGTTGCCTGAGGCGATGCGTGGCATGTTTCCTGAAGTGTTTTCTTGCGATTAGTTCGCATTTGTTGCTTGTTCCATGCGCGCTCGAAAATAGCGCTGTGCTTTAGCACAATCCACATTCATTTGGTTTGCTTGTTTTTCTTTTCTCCTCTTTGCTATCTTTCTTGATTTTCTGCTCTTACTTTTCCTTTTGCCAAAAAAAAAAAAAAAAAAAAACCCGAGAACGGAAGAGACCCCTTCTGCAAACAAACAACA